TTGATTCCAATGTAAATGATAAGGTATTTTTCAATCCTAAGGAATCTGTTGGTGTTGGAACAATAAGTGGTGTTGGATATAGCACATCATTTACATTTGGAGAAATTTCGACCGTAACTAGAAGCATTCCTACAAAAGGAATTTACATTGAAAGTCATCCCTTTGTAACAAATCAACCAGTTGTTTATACTGCTAATGGAACAACTATAACTGTTTCTACCGATGGAACATCTACTCCAACAAATTTACCTAACAATGTTTTTATTGTTAATAAAGGTCCAAGTATTATTGGATTGAAGACTGCAATTGCAGGTGAAGAGTTATTCTTCCATACTAATGGAGTAGATAATGATGAATATTCATTCGAATCCAATTATACTCAAATATTGGGAGACGTAGATAAGAATGTAGTGACTGTTTCAGTATCAACATCTCACGAACTTCAAAATGGAGATACGATAACATTAGATGTTCAACCTAATCTTTCAGTAGGTATTGGAACCTCAATAGCAGTTCGGGTTCTTTATAAATCAGAAATTGATAATATTGTAATCAATCCAATTGGATTCAACTCCACAGGAATTAATACTACAACTAATGAAATCACAATCACAAATCATAAATTAGTAACTGGTGATAAAGTTCTTTATGAAGATAATGGACATAACGAATATTTTGTTTATAAAGTTAATAGAAATAAAATTAATCTCTGTGAAACTTATATTGATTCTCAACAAAATCCTCCAACAGTAGTATCCTTTGCTTCTACAGGGGGTTCTTCGCAAACAATATCATTAATTAATCCACAATTACAACCAGTTAAAAACAACAATTTAGTATTCGACCTTTCAGATTCTTCACTGATAAATTATAGTCTGAGATTATATGAGGACAAAGAATTTAACAATGAATTTGTTTCTACTGGTTCCACAAATACTTTCAGTGTATCTGGAGTAGGAACTGTTGGAGTAACATCTACGGCATCTCTTACATTAGATTACAACTCACAAATTGGAGAATTATTCTACACTTTAGAGAAAGATGGAACATTAGTTAAATCTGATACTGATGTTAATAACTATTCAAGTATCAAGTATATTAATAGTGATTATAATAATTCATATATTATTAGTGGTGTTGCAGCAACAACGTTCAATGTAAATATCAACAAAAAACCAGAAAAACTTTCTTATGGTTCAACCGAGTGTAATATATTAGATTATTCAACATCATCAACTTCACCAGCTGGTCCAGTTAAGTTTTTAAGTATTATATCGCCAGGAACTGGATATAAAAAATTACCGGATTTGAAATCTACAAATTCCGTTTCTGGAATAGATTTAATTGCAAATGCAAAATCAATAAATGTAGGATCTATAAAAGAAAGTAGAGTTATCAATAATAGATTTACTTATTCTTCCGATAAAACATTGAGACCTAAGGTTAATGTATCTCCAAATATTATAACAAAAAATTCGAATACACTGAGTCAAATATCAATACTTAGTGGAGGAGAGGGTTATGTATCTGCTCCAAATATAACTCTTGTAAATTCCATAACAAGAAGTGTAGTAAATTCTGGATTTGTTGAGGCAAAAATAACAGGATCCGCAATCTCTTCTTTAGAAATACAGGTTGAACCAAAAGGTTTGCCTGATGAAACTGTAGAAGTTTTTGCAACAAATAATAATAATGGAGTTGCGATTGAAAAAGTAGAATCGTTAAGTACTAGCATATTTACATGTACTATATCAACACCAGGTATTGGAAATACTTTTAGTACTCCACCATTTGCTATTGGTGATGAAGTATTCATTGAAGGAATTCAGAAGATTAGTACTAATGGTAGTGGATTTAATTCTTCAGATTATGGATTTAAATTCTTTAATGTTACTGGATATGATACTGCGGGAGTTAATGATAAAGTAACAATTAATGTATCTGAACTTACTACAAATACTGGAACTGCAAAAACAATTCAAGATTTTAGTGGTGTTATAATCAATAAAAATGATTATCCTACTTTTAAGGTAGTTCAAGAACCATCCAAATTTTTTATTGGAGAAACTTTGTCTTCAAATCAGATAATAATAGATTTGAAAGTTACAGAAAGTGATGGAGATTCTTTAAAAGTTATTGGGTCATATGAATTATCAGTTGGTCAAGTTGTTACTGGAAATCAATCTGGTACTGTTGCTACAATTAAATCTCTGAATTTAAATGAAGGGACATTTAATGTTGGATATTCTAATACAAAAGATATTGGTTGGGACACTGAAACTGGAAAATTAAGTGAAGATTTTCAGGTTACTTCAGATAATAACTATTATCAAAATCTATCTTATTCTGTAAAGAGTTCAATAACATACAAAGATCAACAATCTCCAGTAGAAAGTTTAGTTCATACAAGTGGATTGAAAAATTTTGCCGATACTGAAATAATTTCAAATACAAGTGCGGGATCATCTACTACTAATGATGGAATTACTATAATTTATGATGTAATTGATGAAAAAAGAGTAGATACTATCAATAGTTTTGATAATGTTATTGATGTCGATGTTGTAGATTCAAAATCAAAATTCCTAAAATTAAAGACTAAAAAACTTACAAATTATACAGAATTAAAGGATCTTAATGTATTAACCATTGACGATATACAAAATCAATTCTCAAATTCGGAAGCTGAATCTACTGAATTTTTATTGATAGAAGAACTTGATAATCGAACTTATTACAATTACTTATTAAGAGTAACTAATGAAAACAATAGTGAAATTCAATTAACAGATGTTACTGTTCTAAGAGATGCTGACGATGACGAATCATTTATTGTTGAAAATGAATCAATATCTGGTCAGGAATCTACATATGGAAATTTTGACTTATTCATAAACGAGTCTGAAGAAACTTTCCTTAGATTTGTCCCGAATGATCCACTTAATACGGATTATGATATAAAATTAATTAAGCAAGTATTTAACACAACTTTCTCTGGTGTTGGAACGCAATCTGTAGGATTTACTAATCTGACAGGATCTGTTGATATAGAAAATACTAGTGTAGGAATTGGAACTACAACAATTATTTCTGTAAATTCCAATACTTTCGAATCACTTTATATCAATGCACAAGTAATTAATAGTGTTACTCAGGATATGAATTATGTGAGATTATATGTTGCTCATGATGGAACAGATACATTCATGTCAGAATATTATATTGATGGTACTGTCTTTAGTTCTTCAACAGGAAATCAAATAGGAACTTTCTACTCCAATATAGATAGTGGAATTTTATCTATAACTCATGAAAATGATTCGTCTCAAGAAATTAAAATAAGAACTAATGTTGTTGGATTTGGAACAACAACAACTGGAACAGGTGACTATAGATTTAAATCTTCAGATCAATCTGATGGACAAGAAAGAAGTGTAATCTATGACTCACAATTTTATTCTACAGTAGGTGCTTCTTCTACAATAATTCAATCATTAGATAAAATTTTATTTAATGCATCGAAGTCATTAATTCAAGTAAGTATAGGTTCGACAAAGGCACTTCATCAAGTTATGATGGTTTCCGATCAAACTGATGTTTATACTCAACAATTACCTTTCCTTTCAGTGTCTAATGATGATATTTTAGATGATGCTGCTGGTATCGGAACATTTGGAGGAGAAATATCTGGAAGTAATTTGATACTCAAATTCTACCCAGATGCGAATCAAACGGGAGAGATTGATATTGAAGTATTCAGTAAATTATTCTATTCTGAAGTAGATATCTTGAACAAACCTTTAGATTTATCATATGGTTCCGTAACTGAAAGTATTGACGAAAAATTCTATAATTCAATAAATGGTTCTAGAATTAATAGAACTAATTTTTCACTCACAAATAATAATATTCCAATTTTCTCCAAAAAATTCAATCCCAATTCTGTAGCACTTGATGCAACTACTGGAATATTTACAATTCAAGATCACTTCTTCGTTACTGGTGAGGAATTAATTTATACTCCAAACTCTACCGTTATTGGTATCGGAACCAGTGCAATGGTTACTCCTAGTGGTGAACTACCGTCTACAGTATATGCTATTAAATTGACAGAAGATACTTTCAAAGTAGCAATAACGACCACAGCAGCTTCTAGTGGTACTGGAACAACATTTACTTCTCTTGGAGAAGGAAATGCTCATAGATTTACTATGAAAGAAAGAAGCACTAAGTGTATTATATCCGTCGATGATTTAGTTCAATATCCAATAACATTTACTAAGATTACACATAATTTAAGTGGAAATGTTGGAGGTTCATTAGGAATTAGTACATCTATTGTTTCTTTAAGTGGAATATCAACAATAAATCCAAAAGATATATTATTGGTTGATAATGAATATATGGGTGTTACTAATGTTGGATTAGGAACAACAAATATAGGACCAATTACAAATAACGGAAGTATAAATTTAGTCGAAGTTAAAAGAGGGTTTATAGGTTCTGCTGCATCAACTCATACAGATTCTACTTTAGTTAGACTTCATAAGGGGTCATTTAATATTGTAGATGATGAAATTCACTTTACAGAACCACCAAGAGGAAATCCTCAAATTATAAAAACAACTAGCAATTTAGATTTTGAAACATCCCAATTTGTTGGCAGAGTATTTTTCAAATCTAATTATGATAATAATAAAATCTATGATGATTTATCTGACGAATTTACTGGAATTGGAAGAACATTTACACTAAAAGTTGGTGGTGCAAATACTACTGGAATTGGAACAGAAGCTTCAAGTGGTCTTATTTTTATTAATAGCATTTACCAGTCACCCAAAACTGATAATAATCCTCTTAGATTTAATTATCAAATTTTAGATGACTCTAGTGCAGGAATATCAACTGTAGAATTTTCTGGAATTACTAGACCAGACGATCCTCTTCAATATGTTACTTCTGATTATGATGTTAATGTGAATGAAGTTCCTAGAGGTGGAATTATAGTTTCATATGGATCTACACCTGGACTTGGATTTGCACCACTTGTAGGTGCTTCTGTGACTGCTGTTGTTGGTGCTGGAGGTTCTATTATATCTGTCGGTTTAGGAACAACAGGACATGGTTCTGGGTATAATGGTTTAGTTTCTATTGGAATATCTGTATATGAAAGTGGACATTCTGGTGCTGCAGCATCAATTACGGCAACTGTCGGTGCCGGTGGCACATTATCATTTAATATTGGTGCTGGAGGAACTGGATATAGTAATCCTGAAATATTTGTTTCGGACCCATCATATGAAAATCTACAAGTGGTTGGTGTTTCTAGGTTAGGAATTGGAGCAACAACTGATACTGGTACTGGATTATTATTAGACTTGAAACTTAGTGGATCTACAGGAATAGGATCTACTTATTTTGAAGTAAGTGAATTCAAAATCTCAAGACCTGGATACAATTTTAGGAGAGGTGACGTATTTAAACCCGTTGGATTAGTTACTGATGCTTCTTTATCTTCTCCAATATCAAATTTTGAAATTGAAGTAGTTGATACTTATTCTGATAGTTTTGCTGCTTGGGAATTTGGAGAACTTGATTATATTGATTCTATTAAAGAACTACAAAATGGAACAAGAACTAGATTCCCTCTCAATTATAATTCATCACTTCTAAGTTTTGAACCTAAAGAAAATTCTCCTATTGAAAAAAATATCAATAATATTCTTATAATTTTTGTCAATGGTGTATTGCAAAAACCTGTAGAGAATTATATTTTTGAAGGTGGAACATCATTTGCATTTACTAGAGCACCAGTACCAGAAGAAGAAATTGAAATTTATTTCTATAAAGGTGTTGATGGAACTGATTCTGTAGTAGTCGATAATGTTATACCAACTATAGAAACTGGTGATATTGTTCAGGTCATAAGTAATAACATTTATCCAAATACAGCAACTCAAGATGAGAGAATAGTTTATAACTTGACTACTTCCGATAAATTTGAAACTAATCGATATTCCGGATTAGGAGTTGATGAAACTAATTACAAACCGCTATCTTGGACTAAGCAAAAAACTGATAAAAAAATTAATGGCCAATATGTTTACAAATCAAGAGATGTATTAGAACCTTTAATTTTCCCGACTGCAAAAATTATTAAAGATGTATCCACAACAGATACTCAAATATTTGTTGATAATTCAGAATTATTTGATTATGAAAAAGGCACTGGAAATGCGGAAGATACTTTTGATTGTTTAGTTGTTAATGGTATTTCTACTCAAACATCAGATTCTATTGAATCTATAACTGGACTCAATTTCACTACTATTCAAGGTTTCTCTGGAATTGTAACTGGTATTACAACAACATCTGGAATTGGAGTTCCTTTAGCACTTGAATTTAAAGTGCAGCATGATGTTGCTACTTCACATTTTGTTGGACTATCAACAGGGTATCCAATTTATATTTACGATACTAGAATTGGTAGTGGAGTTACATCAATTAATAATTCAAATTCTGCAGTTGTTGGAATTGGAACAACTTTCTTGGACAGTGTTTACTATGTTTCTGCTTGGTCTAATGATAATACGGGAGATGGACCCAAAATTGGAATTATTACATGTAATGTAGATTCCAATTCTAATATCGTTGGTCTCGGAACTACTGGAAATACATTAAATCCAGTTGGAAAATATTCATGGGGAAGATTTTCTGGAGGGACAAGATCTGCAAACCCAATATCAATCGGAGTTACTGGAAATACTGTGTCTGGATTGACAACATATCCAACAATTCAGAGAAGAGGTATCGGTATTAGAAAAACCGGAGCACTACCTAAAATTGAAAACTAAAATTGTCTTATAAATATCTAAAAAACAATTAATATGTCCGCATTCGTAACAGATCAATTTAGAATATTGAATGCTGGTTCTTTTGTAGAGTCTATCAGTAATAATTCTTATTATGCTTTTTTAGGGTTATCAAATCCAACTCCAGGATCAGTTGGATTTGGTAGAATTGATAATTGGGATACAAGTACAACTAATAATCCTGTAGATAATTTTCAATATTTGTCTCATTATAGAGATACTAGTTTATTTGGTAAGAAAATTACTACAGAAAATGCTAGAAGAGTCATAAGAAAAGTTCAGTGGGTTTCAAATACTCCTTACGACATGTACAGACACGATTATCGTCAAGGTAATGAATCGTCTGTATCTAAAACTGTAAGATTATATGATTCAAATTATTATATTGTTACAAGTGAATTTAAAGTTTATGTTTGTATAGATAATGGTTCTTCTGGTAGCAATCCTTCCATCACAGGATCCTTAATAGAACCAACACAAACTGACGTAGAACCTCCAGTTGCAGGATCCGATGGATATAGATGGAAATATCTATTCAGCATTTCACCGTCAGATGTAATTAAATTCGATTCTACAGAATATATTACAGTTCCTAATGATTGGTTAACCACAACAGATTCCAATATTCAAATTATTAGAGAGGGGGGAAACTCTGATATTAATAATAATCAAATAAAAACAGTATATATTGAAAATGGAGGAACTAATTATAGTAATGGTACAGCATCTATCATAGGTGACGGAAGTGGTGCTACAGTTTCTATTGCAGTAGATAGTTCTGGAACGATAACAAGTGCTACTGTAACAAATGGTGGAAAAGGATATACTTATGGAATTATCGATTTAAGTGCCAATTCAGGATCAGGTTCAAAGTTAATACCCATAATTCCTCCATCAAAAGGTCATGGATATAACATTTATGAAGAGTTGGGAACGGATAAAGTATTGATGTATGCAAGATTTGATGATTCAACTAAAGATTTTCCAATAGATACTAAATTTGCTCAAGTTGGTATCATAAAAAATCCCGAAACTTTTGTTGGATCTGGAATAACTTTTACTGAAAATGCATTTTCATCTCTTTATGCTGTTGGGTTAACAACTTCTAGAAACGTAGTTATTGGAGAACAAATAACTCAAAGCACATCTGGAGCAAAAGGATATGTGGCATCATTTGATAAAGATACTAAAGTTTTAAAATATTATCAAGACAGATCATTGTGTTTTGGAAATAAGGAAGATCAATTAGATAGTGCCAGTACATCAAATATAGTAGCATTTAACTCTACTAATGATATTACATTTACTCAAAGTTCAGGTTCTTCAAGTATTGATACTAGTCTTAACGGTAGCGTAGTGGTTGTTAATAATAAACAAATTAATTTGGGAGTCACATTTACAAATGGTCTTGCAAATCCGGAGATAAATAAAAAGACGGGCACTATAATTTATATCGATAATCGACCCGAAGTTCAGAGAGACTCTAGACAAAAAGAAGACATTAAAATTATTCTGGAATTCTAAAAAAAGATGGCACAAAAAACAGATTTAAATATAAGCCCATATTATGATGATTTTGATGGAGATAAAAACTTTTATAAAGTTTTATTTAAACCAGGATTTCCAGTTCAGGCTAGAGAATTAACAACTCTTCAATCCATTTTACAGAACCAAGTAGAGTCTTTTGGTGGTAATATTTTCAAAGAAGGATCCATGGTTCTTCCAGGATCGGTAACTTTTGATAATCAGTTTTCTGCAGTAAAATTAAATGCGATTAATTTAGGTATAGATGTTTCTGTTTATATTAAAAATTTTATTGGAAAGAAAATTACTGGTCAACTTTCAGGAGTAACCGCATCTATTCAACAAGTTGCACTTACAACTGATAGTGATCTAGTAAGTGATCTTACAATTTATGTTAAATATGGGGAGTCTGGAGATGATGCCGAAACGGATACATTCCAAGATGGAGAACAGTTATTTGCAAGTGAAAATGTTACTTATGGCAATACTACAATTACCGCAGGAACTGCATTTGCATCATTAATTTCTCAGGATGCAACATCTACTGGTTCGGCAGCATTTATTGATAATGGTGTTTATTTTATCAGAGGAACATTTGTAGAAGTTTCTAAGCAAACACTTATATTAGATTATTATACCAATACTCCTTCATATAGAGTAGGATTAAAAATATCCGAAACTATTGTAAACGCAAAGGATGATCCATCTTTATATGATAATGCAAAAGGATTTACTAACTTTGCGGCACCAGGTGCAGATAGATTAAAAATTGCATTAACACTTACAAAAAAAGAAATATCTGATACTAAAGATACTGATTTTGTAGAGATATTGAGATTAGATGAAGGAAAAATTAAAAAAATTGACAGTAAACCACAATATAACTTAATAAGAGATTATATTGCAGAAAGAACATTTGATGAATCTGGACATTATGCTATAGATGAGTTTGATATTAAAGCACTCAACTCATTAAATGATCAAATCAATAATGATGGTCTATATTCAGAAGGAGAAACTACAGAGCAAGGAAACACTCCATCAGATGATTTAATGTGTCTGCAGGTAAGTCCTGGAAGAGCATATGTAGACGGATATGATGTTACTTTTGACTCAGAAACTGCTGTAGATGTAGAAAAACCAAGAGATACTGAAAGTGTGAGTAATTCAAATATTCCATTTGAGATGGGACATTTGTTGAGAGTTAATAATGTCAGTGGTGCTCCAAAAGAAAATGAAACTTTAGATTTATATGATCAACTTGGTGGAGGAGGGTCTGTAATTGGTGCTGCTAGAGTTTATACATTTAATTTGACTGATGCTGCATACACTAATGCAGCAACTCAATGGGATTTATATCTTTATGATATTCAAACTTATACAAATATAACCTTTAATGTAGGTGTAACCGCAACCCAAATTCCAACGTCTTCTTTTATAAAAGGAAAGAGTAGTGGTGCGAGTGGTTTTGTTGTCGCTGGTGGTGTTGGACCCTTAAATCTCAGTCAAACTTCGGGAACTTTTGTAACTGGAGAAAAATTGATTATTAACGGAATTGAAACTGCATTAACAATTAAGAGTTTTATTCAAAATAATATCAATCAATTAAAATCTGTTAAAAAAACTGGAGTATCAGGATTTCCAAATTTTACGGCAAGTGCAGTATTAAGTTCTAAAAAGTTCTCTAATGGAATTTCAGAAATTAATGTTAATTCTGGAACAGTGACAAGTCCAGGAAAATTATTCTCTGGGGTTAAAGTAAATGACATAATTAGTGTCGTAGAGGGAAGTGGTTTAAGGTATAATGTAATTACATCAATTGCATCAGATTTGTCATCAGTTGGCATTGCTGCCACTACTAGTGTTAGTGGAGTATTTACTGGAACCGCAATTTCTTCTGGAAATTATACGGCAAATCTTAGAGTAGCAGAAATAAAAAATAGTGAAAATGGATTTCTTTATGCAAATCTTCCAGAATCTAATATTTCCTCCGTTGATCTTTCAGGTTCTCAGTTATTAATAACAAATCAAATAACTGGAGAAGCAACCGATGGTTCTGGGGATTTAGTATTTGGACTACCAACTGGTATTACAAGTGCATTTTACGAATCATTTGATCAGGAAAGATATTCCGTTCATTATACTGGGGGTGGAATTGGAACAGTAACTTCTGATGCATTTACTCTTACTGGAGGAGGAACTGGAGTCGAAATTGAAGGATTGAATACGAGTCAATCAAATATAGTTGTAAATGTAACACTGAAGAAGAATGGAATTCAAAGTAAAATCAAAAAATTTACTAGAAGTGCATTAAAAGTAGTTAATCTTTCAAAATTAGCACAATCTGGATCTGCATCTAGCATATCAATCAATGATGGATTAACATATAATCAATATTATGGACTTAGAGTTCAAGATGATCAAATTTCATTAGATGTTCCTGATGTTGCAAAAGTTCTTGTAGTATACGAATCAACAAATACTGCAGATCCTACATTAGACGTAATAGAATTTTCTTCAACATCTAATATATCTAATACCGCAATTATTGGCGAAAATATCATTGGTTCTGAAAGTGGAACAGTTGCAAGAGTAGTTACAAATAATACTTCCACTCCTTCATCAGGTGGTACAAATAAACTAGGTGTGGTTTATCTAAATCAAAATACTTTTACTGCTGGAGAAACTGTAACATTCAAAGAATCTAATATTATTTCTACCGTTCAGTCAATTACATTAGGAAAATATAATAATGTAACTAATAACTATGTTCTTGACGGTGGACAAAAAAATGAATATTATGATTATTCTAGATTAATTAGAACAACAGATTCAGAACCATCTAAGAGGTTGCTAGTTGTATTCGATCATTACATAGTTCCTGCATCAGATAGTGGAGATGTATTTACAGTTTTAAGTTATGATGCTGATAGATTTTTAAATGATATTCCCACAATTGGTCCCAAAAATGTTAGAGCTTCCGATACATTAGATTTTAGACCGAGAGTTGTTAATTATTCTTCAACAACTGCTTCACCATTTGATTTTGCTTCAAGAACATTTACTACAAAATATAATTTAAAACCGGGAGAAAGTTCATTACTTGGGTTTGATTTTTATCTTCCTAGAATTGATAAATTATATCTTGACAAATTTGAAAATCTTATTGTTAGTAAAGGTGTTTCGGCAAAAGATCCAAAAGCATCTCCAAGTAATGATCAAAGTTTGATGGAATTGGCAACTATTACACTTCCACCATATCTTTATAATCCTGATAATGTTTTTATTGATCTAGTTGACAATAAAAGATATACTATGAGAGATATTGGTCAACTTGAAGATAGAATAGAAAACTTGGAAAGAGTTACATCTTTAAGTTTATTAGAGGTTAGTACTGAAGCATTACGTATTGAAGATGAAGATGGCAATAATAGATTTAAATCTGGTTTCTTTGTAGATAATTTTGTAGATAGAACTCTTTCCGATCAAAATTTAACGTCTGCAGATATTAATGAGGGTCAATTAAGACCGAGAGTGCTCTCCAATACCTTAAAGCAAAGAATTTTACAGTCTCCTACTGATGAAGTTGTTCCTTTAGATTTATCAACTAACTTTAATTTATTGGATCCAAATATTCAAAAAACGGGAAATGTTGCTACTTTAAAATATGATTCTATTGGTTGGTTAGAACAACCACTTGCCACTCGTGTAGAAAATGTTAACCCATTCCATGTAATAGAATATGTTGGAAATGTAAAATTATCCCCAGAAAATGATTTTTGGATTAGAACAATATACATTCCCCCTTCTGTACAAAATATAATGAGAAGTAATACTATTAATACTTCTCAAACAATTACAAGTGGAAGCGGAATTAGAGTTAGAACAACAAGAACAACAACAACAAGTGCTAGAACTAGAGTTAATGTAAGAACCAGAGATGTTCTAATCTCAAGTGGTGCCGAGCAGTATATTAGGTCTAGAAATGTTTCTTTCTTTGGAAGATCATTTAAACCCCTTACAAAACACTATCAGTTCTTGGATAATCACAGTAATGTAGATTTTATACCAAAACTTTTGGAGATTGCAAATAGTACAACTTTGGAAAATTATGGTTCTTCTGAAGGTGCATTTATATCCGGAGAAACGATAAAAGTATATCAAAATGATGAGGAACTGGGTCGTTTTAGACTTGCTAATTCTAACCACAAAGAAGGGGCTTTCAATTCTCCATCAAGAACATATAATATTAATCCTTATGCAAAACAAGAGAATATACCAACTTCATATAGTCAATCATCTAAAACATTAAATATTGATTTAAATTCATTATCCAATGAAGCACAAGGGAAATTCTTTGGACGTGTTGCTAAGGGAACAAAGATAGTTGGACAAACTAGTGGTGCAATTGCTTATGTAAAAGATTTGAAATTGATAACTGATAATTATGGAGATCTTTTCGGATCATTCTTTATTAGAAATCCACATACAAATCCAGCACCTAATCCACGAATTCTTACTGGCAAAAAGACTTACTTATTAACTAGTAGTTCTACGAATGAAAAACCATTACCTGGAAGTAAGTTAATCTCTACTGGTCAAGGATCTTATAGTGCTATTGGAACTCTTATAACAAGACAAAGACAGACGACAATAACTACAATTGTAACAACAACTAGACGTGAAGTCGTTAGAGTAAGAAGAGATGATCCTCTTGCACAATCATTTGTTGTCGGTAGAGATATTGATGCTCCAGATTTGAATGGATTTAGTAGTGATGATAAAGGTGTTGTTCTTACTGAATTGGATCTTTATTTTGGAAATATTCCTACAGAAAGTGAACCTCTCGAAGTTCAGATAAGAACAGTGGAACTTGGTATTCCAACTTTAAATTTAGTTGGAAAATCAAAAACGTTATATCCAGATCAAATTGTAACATCAAAAACTGGTGAAATTGCCACAAGAGTTACATTTGATGAACCAATGTTCCTTGCTCCTGGAAATGAATATGCGGTTGTGTTAGTTGCACCGACTTCGGATCAATATGAAGTTTGGATTGCAAAAATGGGAGAGAAAACTGTCAATACACAATCTCTACCCGATGCAGAATCAGTAATTTATACTAAGCAATTTGCACTTGGTAGTTTATTCAAGTCTCAAAATGGATCTATTTGGACACCTACACAAGAATTAGACCTTAAATTTAAACTTTATAAAGCAAAATTCACCGCAAATACTGGTATTGCACATTTTGGAAATCCACCTTTAGATCAAAGTAATGGATACGTAAGTAATTTACTTCCTAATCCAATCACGGGTCTTCCAAAGACCACCAATCTTGGAATTACAACAGTTACAAATTCGGGATTGATTGGTATCTTGACCACTGGTAGAAAAATTGCCGGTTCTATTCCAAATAGTTATGGTTATATTGAATATGCTGGTGGACCAGTTAATACTATAGGAATTACTAATGGTGGTGCAAATTATACTAATCAGTCAGATTTACCAACAACTACTCTTGTTGGTAATGGAAGTGGATTAAAAATAACTATCGCAACTACAAATGGTGTAATCACAGGGATTACAAAAACTGCTAATGGAACTGGATATGAAGTTGGTGATGTAGTAACTGTCACTAGTGCCACAACAGGTAGAGACGCATTAATTAGTATTACTGCAATTAGTGGAAGAGACACACTTTATTTAACTAATGTTCAAGGTGAATCTGGTGGTTCAAAGGCATTCCAAGTTGGTGCCGGAGTAAGTTATTATAGTACTGATACAACTATTGTATCTTTAGGATCTACTACTATTTTAAGTGCAACTGAAGGAACAGGAACAAATTCTGGAAATTTCTTAGAAGTAAGTCATTTCAATCATGGAATGTATGCCAATAATAATAAGTTACAATTAACTGGCGTTGAATCCGATATTTCACCATCAATTCTTACTTCTGCTTTATTATCAACAGAATTGAATACAATATTTGTTGAAGATTCTTCTGTCTTTGAAACTTTTGAAGGACTTCCTGTTAGCAATCTTAATCCTGGATATGTAAAAATTGGTGATGAAGTTATATCCTACCAAACAGCATCTGCAAATCAATTAGGAACTCTTGGTAGAGGTGTTCAAGGAAAAACTCAATCACATGAAATTAATTTGAAAGTTAAAAAATATGAGTTTAATGGAGTATCCTTAAGAAGAATTAATAATGTAATCTATGATATTTCAGATACTGGAATTGACTCCAACGGATACTATATTGAAGTAGACCGAAGTGCTACGTATGGTGTTAACAGATCTGTAGATACAGCAACTATACCACAATTATCATTCAATAAGCAACTTGTTGGTGGTGGAGATAAAGTTTATGCATCAGAAAATATTCAATTCAATTCCGTAAATCCAAGGTTCTTTATTCAGGCACCCGGAGATACGACCTCAGTAAGTGCTGTAATCAGAACAACAACCGGAACCAGTATTGATGGTACTGAAACATCCTTCCAATTATTAAATGAGGTTGAACCGGTAGAATTGAATTCTTTCAATAATTTAAAATCTACTAGAATAGTATGCTCTAGGGTGAATGAATTACAACAACCAGCATTTAATAATGTAACTGATAGAACATCATTTACGGTAGCAGTTACATTAAACAGTACAGACGAAAACTTATCTCCAATTATAAATCTTGAAGATTCTAATGTTGAATTTGCATCAAATTATTTAAATAATCCGGTTACAAACTTTGCCACAGATTCTAGAGTAAATTCTATTTTAAATGATCCACACTCGGCAATTTATGTTTCAGATACTGTCAATTTGTCAAAACCAGCATCTTCTTTAAAAGTTATACTCGGAGCATATAGACCTGCTTCTGCAGATATTAGAGTTCTTTATAGTCTTATTAGAGATGATTCATCAGAAATTGAACAAGAATTTGAATTATTCCCAGGACATGAAAATCTTCAAGTAACTTCTGATGGTGGATTTAAAGTTATTGATCCTTCTTTAAATAACGGAAAACCTGATACTAAAGTTCCCGCAAGTTCTGCCAATCAATTCTTAGAATATGAATTTAGTGCTAATGATTTAGGAGAATTTAGTGGATATTCAATTAAAATTATTATGTCAGGAACTGATCAAGCAAATGCACCAATTATTAGTGATCTTAGAACAATCGCACTAGCATGAAGAATTTAATAAAAGTTAAAGACCATCCCCATCTTTACAGAGATGAGGATACTGGAGCAATTGTTAATTGTGACGATATTGCATATGATAGATATATGAATAGAGTGAAACGAAAAAATTCTGAGAAAGAAGAGTTAAATAATATGAAAAAAGACATTGAAGAAATAAAAAATTTACTTAAAGATTTCTTGAGTAAATAGTTACTATCAATAATTCATATAAATATCTAAAGGTATGTTAGCAACATAAAATAATGGCTGTTTATGTATCAAATATTGTTATCGAACAAGGATTTGATTTTGACACTTCATTTCAATTAGAAGATACCAGAACCAATTCTCCATTGATATTGAGTACTGCTTCTGCTGAAGCTAAACTGAGAAAACATTATGGTTCTACAACATCTGTATCTTTTGCATCGACAATAACTAGTCCTGAATTAGGAATTATTTCTATTTCATTGAATGCATCACAAACTGAAAATATGAAACCTGGTAGATATGTTTTTGATGTGAAATTAACAAATTTTGGAAAAGAATTTAAAGCTGTGGAAGGTGCAGCACTAATAAGAGGGGGAGTCACTAGGTAATGCCCAATATCAACGACAGGATTGGTTCTCAAAATGTAATCCGTGTTTTATCCAATGCTTCTGCTCCACCAACACGATTACTAAATTTAACTGATGTAAATTCCACTCTAAAAACTAGAGATGGAATGATTTTGGTATGGGATCTGGCAACAGAATCCTTCTATATGACGGATACGATTGATTCGTCAACCCTCAATATTACTGGTATTGTAACATTTTCAAATACTACTCAATCTTCATCACCAACGAGTGGTGCTTTGGTTGTTGATGGTGGAATTGGAATTGGTAAAGCAGTAAATATTGGAGGAAATCTAAAAGTTGCTGGTGTCTCAACATTTTCTTCTAATTTAGATATTAATGCTGCTGTTGACATCTTAAATGGATTAACAGTAAATTCAACGTTCAAGTCTGTAGGAATTACAACTCTTGCTTCTGCTGGTGGTATTACCACTACTGGAGGTGATTTATATGTAGATGATAATTTATATGTAGGTACTAATCTAGAAGTTGCCGGAACTTCGAACTTTATTGGAAATGCCACATTTAGAGGTGGCACAATTGGAATTGGAGATTCTTCTACTGACGATATTGATGTTGGTGGAGAATTTGTATCTAATTTGGTTCCAAATGTCGATAATACTTTTGATATTGGTATTACAACACAAAGATGGAGAGACGGGAAATTTTCTGGTCTTGTAACTACAACCAATTTATTTGTTTCTGGGATATCTACTTTTAATGGAAATTTAGATTTTAATAGTAATATTGATATTGAAGGTAATGTAATAATTACCGGATTTGCAAGTGTTACTGAAGGTTTATATTATGATGCTAACGATTATGATGGACCAAATGGAATTGCTTATTTTGATAATACTGGAAAACTAATTGGTGCTGCCAGTACGGAAAATGCATTAACCGAAAGTTATTTCGTATTAACAACTAACAATGTAGGAATTCCTACTTGGACTTCGGTAATTGATGGAGGATCTTACTGATGGCAAAACCTAGCACTAGACAAGGACTTATTGATTATTGCCTAAGACAACTTGGAGCACCAGTTTTAGAAATAAATGTAGCTGATGAGCAGATTGATGATTTGGTTGATGATACTATTCAATACTTTAATGAAAGACATTATGATGGTGTTGAAAAAATGTATCTTAAGTATAAAATAACTCAAGATGACATTGATAGAGGTAGGGCAACAGGTACAACTGGAGTTGGTATTGTAACAACAACTGGAACTTCAACCAATATAAGTGGTGTTGGAACGATTACCTCAAATTTTTATG